AAGACAATCCATCACTCAGGGTGAACCATCTATCAAGAGTATTTTTTCACAATATATGACTAGACAAGACTGCACGATAGCTATCGCATCAGATGATAAATTTGTTATTCATCTGTGCACACTCATCGTTTCGATTCTTGAAAACAGACGAGACTCTTCACGACCATTTAGATTTGTTATTTTAGAAAATAATATTTCTACAACAAATAAAAAACAGTGTCGCGCTATCATAGATTCATACGACAACACAAATATCGATTTTTATAGTGTAAATGAACATGTGGCAAAATATGATTCTGTATGTCATATGCATTTTACCCCAGACACATTTTCAAGACTATATCTGTCTGATTTATTGCCAACAACAGATAAGATAATTTATCTGGATGCCGACACATGCGTATTAACAGACATTTCTAAACTATTTGATTTAGATATAACACCATTTTATGCAGGTGTAGTATATGACTATATCATGAATGCATTTTCAAATCGAGGTGTCAGATCACCGCATAAATTCGGCTCGATGCCAGCAAAACGATATATACATCACTATTTAAAATTGTCAATGACTCCATTTCGTTATTTTCAGGCTGGAGTGTTATTGTTAAATCTTAAAAAGATTAAGGATGATGGAATATTTGAAAATACACGGCATATCTTAAGTAAAAATCGATATTGGTTTGTCGATCAAGATGCGCTAAATATAACTCTTAAAGATAAAATTATATTTTTAGATCCAAAGTGGAATGTTGTAAATGTTGAAGATGATATCGTTCGTCATCTATTAGAACCACAAAAAAGACAACTGTTATCATCTCAGAATGATCCGTATATAGTACACTATGCTGGAGAAAACGCAAAACCATGGATAAACCCAAAAAGTAAGATGAGTGAATATTATTTCAAATATAGAAATCTAATTAAATTATGAGCACACAATATTTTGGATACAAACATTTTTTTCTAGATGTCGAAACTACAGGTCTAGACACTACGATAAATGATATTTTTCAAATTAGCGGAATAGTTACTGATAGCAGTCTAAACGTTTTGGAAAGATGTGACTATAGATTTAAACCGTTTTCATTGGATCGCGTTCAAGAAGAGGCGCTAAAAAAGACTGGAATGACAATAGAATCGTTGCAATCTTTGGAGATGAATGCAGGTCAGGCATACTATTCACTTATAGAAATGTTATCTAGACATTGTGATAAGTTTGATAAAAAAGATAAACTTCATTTCGTGGCATACAATGCCAAATTTGATGCTGATTTTATTCGCAAATTTTTCGAGAAGAACGGAGATCAATTTTTTGGCAGCTGGTTCTGGAATCCTCCAATTTGTGTTATGCAAGTCGCGGCATGGATGACTATGCGAGTTCGCGGAGCGATGCCAAATTTTAAACTCGAAACACTTTGTCAGTGTGCAGAACTCGGTTGGGACGAAGCTCAGGCGCATGACGCGAGCTATGACATCGCTAAAACTCTCGAGCTTTTTCGATATTTGAGACACGATATTCCACAATTGTAGGGTTTGGGGGTCAATATTTCTCCATATAGGGTCTGACTTGCAGAACTTTTTTCACTTTTTTGAAAAAAGTTGTGTACTTTCTGTGCGTTTTATGCTATAATAACCATGTAAGCAACAATATGACCACTACCTACTACGCCTCAGAAGTCAGTCCTGAAGAATACTCTGCGACCCTAGAAGAAGCAGCCAACCTTGCCCTCGCCGATTATGAAGCTCATATCTCTGAGCAAGACGTTCGCATTGGAGACATCATCAAAGACAGCAACGTTGCAGATGACATTACACTCTATCGTGTCACTGACATAATTCAAGAGCAATGGTACGAACCACTCATTGTGCTTGAAGTTCTCAAACATTCTGGCTGGTCCCCCACTTCGGTTCGCTTTCATCACCTCTTCAAACCAACCAAGGCGACGCCACGAAAGCTACGGTGGTTTTTGAGCGCTATTCCAATTGGAGGACTATTCAAAAATTCAAACCATGGCAGCACTGGTCTTATGCAACGAGTCGAAGACACCGATGCGGGCACACTACGAGCTCGCTATCTCGATGGTCAATTTGCAGGCGAAATAGTTTGCAAAAGCAACCACAGCCGAGTCTATGCTCTCTAATTTCTCAACACACACAAATATGGACAAAGAATACATTGTAAAGACGAAAACTGGTGGAGAAGTAACGATACTTGCACGCACACCAGCCGAAGCATTGGGCATCTACATGAAGCGCGGTCGTTTTGGAATTGGAGCAGCATGGACATTTACTCGACAGCCCGATGGTTGGATCGTTTGTGCAAATACTGCAATGAAAAATTTAGAACGTGTCTATCATAAGCTTCGCGAAAAGGATTATGTTCGTGGAATGCGATAAACTTTAACAATATAAAGACATGAAAACTGGAGACATCTTGGTATCAATTTTTGGATATGACGCTCGAATTGCAACCTTCTATCGAGTTGTTGGCACTACGCCAAAAAGTGTAAAGGTCGTTGAGTTGATTGACAAGATCAACACTGGAGATTGGACTGATGGAACGAGTATTCCTGATCCACAATCACGACTTGGAAACATGAACACTAAAAGATTGAAAGGCGATTGCCTTGACATGGGAACCTATGGCTATGCTCGTCTATGGAACGGCACCCCAGTACACACCTACAACCATCACTAATGAAATTACCTACACTATACAGTCGTACATCGACTGGGAGCATTCAAGAATGGACGATTGAAATCGAAGATGGACGGTGTCGTACCCATCATGGCAAGGTCGGAGGCAAGATTGTGACCACACTGTGGACCACATGTGAAGCCACCAATGTTGGCCGAGCTAATGAGCGAGACCTAAACGCACAGGCTCAATTTGAAGCTGAAGCACTATGGAAGAAAAAGTCTGAGAGCGGTTGTCATGCAGACATCTCGTGCATCGATATAATCTATTATGTAGAACCGATGCTTGCAAAAAAATGGGAAGATCGCAAGAATCGAGTAAGCTATCCTCTCTACAGTCAGCCTAAACTTGATGGCATGCGAGCGATCATCACCGCGAACGGAGCATGGACACGAAATGGCAAAGAATGGAAAACCATTCCTCACATTATAGAAGAGTTTGCGCCACTATTCGCAGCACATCCAGATCTTGTTCTTGATGGAGAACTTTACACTCACCAGTACAAAGACGACTTTAACAAGATTAGCAGTCTAATTAAAAAGACAAAACCGACTGCTGACGATTTGCAAGAAAGCGCACAGTGCGTTCAATTTTGGTGGTATGATATTGTTGACACCTCGAAGAAATTCTCTAGTCGACACTCTCAAATCCTACATTTTGCGAATGCATTTAAGTTAAACCCAAATGTGATAGTCACTGTTCCAACCTCTATCATCTATGACGATCATTCTCTTGATTCCATATATGAAGAATATCTGACTGATGGATATGAAGGACAGATGATTCGTATTGATGCTGTCTATGAGAATAAACGCACAGACTCACTCTTGAAGCGTAAAGAATTTCAAGATGCTGAATATCGTATCATAGAAATTTGTGAAGGCAATGGCAATAAAAGCGGAATGGCAGGATATGCGATTCTAGAAAGAGAAGACGGCAAGACTTTTCGATCAAACATCAAAGGCAATCACGACTTTCTTAAGGGATGTCTGAAAGATGCTGACTCTCTAAAAGGAACGTATGCGACGTGTACGTTCTTCAATCTCACCCCAGACGGCATTCCAAGATTTCCATACGTCACGAAGCTGCGGACAGGGCCTGGAATTGACTAAAAAAGTGCGTTTTTGTGAAAAAAGTTGTGTACAAATGGCGAGTTTTATGCTATAATAACCATGTAAGCCAAACCAACCACAAACAACACCATGATTAGTACATTGCCTGCATCGCTGACCTCAACAGTCTCGCTATATCGTAGTCTCAAACACCAGTTTCAAGACGATGCGGATGATCGTCAGCGTATGCTCACGCTGAGAGTCATTGCTCCTAAAAATGATCCTGAAGAAATTCTTGAGTGGCTCTTTGCAGCCACAAATGCACCAGAAAGTTTGCTCGATGCTGAGCAGATGTTTATTAGACAGTCCTTTGCGAATGCTCGATTGTATTCGATTAGTCGCGGAGACGTCATTATGCTTGATGACGTGTTGTATAAAGTCAAAATGACTGGTTGGGAAGAAGTGTCAAGTGCAAATGAGTTTTGTGACTAACTCCATTCTATGGAACCGACAATTATATTCTTTTGTGTCTATCTAATTTTAGGCATAGTCTGGTGCATCTCTGATTCATATGAATAAACAACTCACTATCGAAGAACTAAATAAAATTTTGGACGCGCATCTCGCGTTGCAAGATGCAGTTGATGCTGCACGCAAGGCTGGTTGTCTAGACATAGATGGACCACTTTACAACGCAATCTGGAAAGGATTTGAAGACACTGTTGATGTCATCGATCCAGATGGTTGGATTATGTGGTATATCTATGATAATGATTGCGGCAATGCAGGATTGCACGTTAAGCTCAATGATCATAGAGAATTTCCAGTCGAAAATCGTCGTGATCTGCTAATCGCTATAAATTGTACGCCATGAAAACTATTCTTGTAGTAATTTTACTAGTCATTCACACCGCGCTGTCCATGGTTGCTGGATTTTATACTGGAGTCCATGAGACACATCGTGAAGCATATAAAAATGGATTGATGACGATTCAACGAGATGGTGACAGACGACACTATCGATGGATTGAGACTCATAAACTAGGCTATGACTATGATCAATAAACAGTATGCAAAAAGAAGAAGCTGAAAAAAATACATATGAAACTTTATTGGCTTGCATTATAGCACTCGCTACGATAGTTTCATCATATGTACTCTTGGCACATTGGTGGGCAAATATGCTACACTCATTTTTCAATATTAGTTGTAATAAAATATTGCTTGGAATTGGTCTCTATCTGTCGTCATGCGTTCTAGATAAAAATTATGCATGGTTTTGGATCCTTGCATCCTTTGCGCAATGTTACATTTGGCTCAATAGCTTATGAGAGATCTATATCTAATACGACACGGTCAAAGCGAAGGCAATGTTGATCCATCTGTCTATTATACAAAGGCTGATTCAGACATTGAACTTACTACACTAGGAAAAAAGCAAGCCTTTGAGTGTGGTCAAATTTTAAGTGAAACGCTAGGAGACTCTCCAGAAATTTATTTTTCACCGTATCGTCGAGCGTACGAAACAGCAAATCTAATCGCGAAGCAATTTAAGTATGCTACTCTAGAAGAGTGTGATTTGTTAAGAGAGCGTACGTGGGGTTATCTAAGAGAGATTGTGGATAGTGGTCATAAAACCGACGATCATTTTAAATTTTTCTATCGTCCGTTCGGAGGTGAAAGTTTTGCAGATGCATATGCTCGAGCAATACTCTTTCTAAACAAACTACGAGCTCGACCTAGACCTTCTCCAGTAATTATAGTAAGTCATGGAGAATGGATTCGTGTAGCGCTTATGCATATCAATAAACTAACGATCGCTGAATTTGAAGAGCGTAGAAAAAATCCATATAATTGTCAAATCGTTAAAGTACAATTTTAACATTTACAAACACAAGCAACTAGTATAATATAAAGACATGAAAACAATTAGCCTCGATAAATCGAATATCCAATCAAAGTTGACTAAAGGTCCGCTTCTCGTAATATTCACTAAAAAGGATGGCACGCTTCGTGATATGAAATGTACTCTTGCAGAACAGTTCTTGCCACAACATATAAAGACTGAAACTGTGTCTAAGGTTGTAGTCGAAAATGACAATCTTATTAAAGCTTTTGATCTCGAAAAACAAGCGTGGCGTAGTTTTAATGTTGACAGCGTAATCTCAATCTTCGAAACAAATGAGTAATGCCTTTAAAGCAGGACGTGTAATCGCTCCTGATGCAAAATGGACTGGCGATGAGCCAGACTGGGATGGATGGCGTTCTTGGCCAGTTCAAAAATTCTATAGAACACGCAGTAGAGCACTCGGGTTTTATAACTATTATTTGGATGCTGGAGCACTTCGCCCCATGGTACTTGATTGGATGAAGAAGAATGGCTATAGCAAGCTTGAAATACAAGCAATCAAGGATGCACCCACTCATGCGTTGCCGAGTACTGTTGGTAAACTTATTCGATGCATGGAAAGAGGAATGCCAAGTATTCACCCCGAAGCAGAGCAATATTTTGCATCGTTGCCTTTTCATGAAACTCCTCCAATTCCAAAGGATGATGCTGCTACAGTTCATCATGAGATAAATCGAGCGCTGTCTCATCTCAACGTAAAACTAAATGACGTATACGATGAAGATGCTAAACCTAAAGCAATGTCGATTAGTCCACTTGATAGAATTAAAGAACGAGTGAATAGAGAAGTAATCACACAGCTTGAAGAGTTACTTGACACCTGGTCAACATCTCGACTTGGGACTGCATCATTTAATATGTCTAACTTTTTGCGTGACAGCAAGATTCCTGCTCAAGGATGCAAGACTATCTTGGATTGGCTTGAGAGAGTGCTAGCAGAATATAGTGGTGCATTGAACAAAGAGGATCCCGAACTTGTAGAAGGCTATTCATACTTTCCAAAACCTGAACTTCGTAAGATCGTAAAGTCTTTAGAAGAAATGATCGCTGATGTTCGCAACCATGCGAAGATTAAAAATTCAACTCGCAAACCACGAAAGAAGAAGGTTAAGGATGCAAGCAAACAGGTATCAAAGTTAAAATATCAGATTCATTCTGCTGACTATAGCATCGACTCAGTCTCTCCGTCTCGTATTCCAACTTCTCAAAGGTTGTATGTCTTTAACACAAAGACTCGATCATTGGGTGTTTATTATGCAAACGGCGCAACTGGTTTTGAAGTGAAAGGCACATCTATCAAAGGCTATGATGCCTCAAAGAGCTTTGCATGCACGCTTCGTAAACCAAAAGAAACCCTAAATACGATCTTATCTTCTACACCAAAACAAGTCGATAAGTTTTGTGATGGCATAAAGACTAAGAAAAAGACTGTAAACGGTCGCATTAATGAACAAACAATTATCCTAAAAGTAATAGAACACAAAATTTAATATGTCAGAAATAGAAATTCCAGTAAAGATCCTTACGAAACAAGAATTTGCACTTGAGATAGAGAGTCGAGTTAAAAAGAAGCGTATGGGCTATCTAGAAGCAATCATCGACTATTGTGATAGCATAGGTATCGAACCAGATGAAGTGTCTAAGCTCGTAGTTGGCAGTCTTAAAGAAAAACTAGAAGCGGAAGCACAGAGCAACAACCTATTGCCTAAATCGTCAGCATCGTTGTTTTGATGACCGTTGAAGATACAAGAGTTTCTGCATTCGACACCTGGTCGATTTATGCTGCGATAAAACTTCATTTTAATGAAGGCACGTACGATGCGTTCAAGTTTAATTTTAAAGGACCACGCTTAAAAGAGAGTACGTTCGCGGCGCGTCGTGATCGATACTTTTTTGAAAAGTTGGCACGTCGATATGTCAAGCGTAAAATTGTCATTGAATTTTTTACTGCAAACGTGATCACTGATCGGCTATGGATAGGAGACATGTCAGACGAGATATATTCTCTATGGCAAAGCAGGATGCAATCCTTGGAATATACATTTAAAACTCAAATGAGTGAATTGGCTACATACGCGCATCGGCAATGCATCACATTTGATTCACTGTTTGTCTCAAACGGTGATCTGCCTCTGTTATTTAAGCTGTATGCTTCTGACAAACTTTCATTGGAAACGCTATGTGTGCTAGACATCCTTTGTGGTTATAGCACACGCATAAATAAAAATACATCTGATCCCATGGGACTATTAAAAAATATGTCGCATAAAGTGAACAGATACAAACCATTTATTGTAGACAAAATAAACAAACAAAAAGCCAAAGAAATTGTAATAAATGCATTTACATTTTCTTAAAAATATGTTATTATACTTTTGTTGAAGATAAAACAACACAACAACATACACTGTAATACGAAAATATATGTCATTTGACAAACTCAAACAAAATAGGGCCGCTTCTATCAATAAACTTGTTGAAGCTGCAGAAAAAATTGGTACACCAAAAACTTATGGAGATGATCGCATCTGGAGTCCAGTTGTAGACAAAGCTGGAAACGGATATGCAGTCATTCGCTTCTTGCCTGCAAAGGACGGAGAAGATTTGCCATGGGTTCGTTTTTGGGATCATGGATTTAAGGGACCAACTGGTCGTTGGTACATCGAAAATTCACTCACTAGCATCGGACAACCCGATCCAGTAGCTGAAATCAACAGCGTTCTTTGGAACAGCGGCAACGAAAAGGACAAAGAACTTGCTCGCGAACGCAAGCGTCGTTTGCATTACGTCAGCAACATTCTTGTTGTTAGCGATCCTGCAAATCCAGACAACGAAGGTAAAGTTTTCTTGTACAAATATGGCAAGAAAATCTTTGACAAGATTATGGATATTATGCAACCACAGTTTCAAGATGAGACTCCAATCAACCCATTTGATTTTTGGGCTGGAGCAAACTTCAAGTTGAAGATTCGCAACTTTGAAGGCTATCGTAACTATGACAAGTCAGAATTCGAAAGTGCATCTGAACTTTTTGGTGGTGATGAAGCTAAACTCGAAAAAACCTACAACGCGTTGTATTCTTTGAAGGACTTTACTGATCCATCAAACTATAAGTCATATGCTGATCTTAAGCGTAAACTTGTTGAAGTACTTGGTGCTGATGCGCTTGGTGGTTCAATGACCGAAGAACGCGCTGTAAACGAAGTCGCAACGTCTATTGGAAAGACTGTTGAGGCGACTCCAAGCTATACAGCAACCGAGTCTCCAAGCATCTCATCAAGCGATGATGACGATGACGACGAATCCTTGAGTTATTTCGCTAAACTTGCACAAGGTTAAACCAAATTAAAAACCAAAAAACTGGGAAGAATCGCAAGTGTGGTTCTTCCCAGTTTTCATATATATTATATGATATTCTTAATAAAGGTATTTACTCTTTTAAACTGTAAAGACTGTTTGCGTCATTTGCGAATGTTAAAAGAATATTGTAATCGTACTCCTACACAACTTGAAGTTATTGATGTAGATAAAGAAGAAAATTTACCATTAATATTCAAGCATAAGATAGAATCTATCCCTCATACACTATGTTATAATATAAAA